TCTTTGTTGCACTCAACTGGTCTTGATATTGGAGTAGGATCTGGTATTGGTGTAACAATCAGACAACATGGTGATGCAACATTTACAGGAATAATCACTGCTTCTGCATTCTTTGGAGATGGTTCAGGTTTAGAAGGTGTATCAAGTTCTGGTATTGGAACACCATTGAGTGATGATGATACAAGCACATTAAATAAAGTTTATTATGTCAACCAAGAACTAAGTATTGGTTCTACTGTTACTGTCAATCACCCCGATTCGGCAGTTGCATCATATACACATTATCAAGATCTTGTTGTTAAAGACGATGCAGATTTTATCGTTACGGATGGAGATACTTTTATACCTGATGTTTTAGGTATTCGCACAGACACTTCAACTGCGAGTGCTGCAACAGGTGGTCGTATTCGTGCAGGTACAATCACAAACGCAGGTGCAAACGGAGCACCTAATTTTCCGAATGGTTTAACAGGAACTGCTGGAACATTCACTGGTAATTTAAATATAGGTGGAGTATTAACATATGAAGATGTAACCAACGTAGATTCAGTTGGTGTTATAACCGCAAGAAGTGGTGTAAATGTTTCAGGAGGAGAAGTAAAAGTTGGTGCTGCAGTTACTGTAAGTTCAGGTGGTGTAATAACAAGTGGTGTCGTTACTGCAACATCTTTTGCTGGTTCAGGTGCAAATTTAACTGGGATTGTAGCAGTTCCTTCTGGTTGTATTTTAATATGGTCTGGTGCTGCAAATGCCATACCATCAGGTTTTGTATTATGTAACGGTTCAAATAGCACTCCCGATCTAAGAGGTAAATTTGTTGTTGGTTATCATGATGGCAATGGTGACTATGACGTAGGTGATACTGGTGGTGATGAGACTGTAACACTTACTACAGCACAGATACCATCACACAAACACACCACAAACATTGATGGTGGTCACGTAATTCCTGGTAATGGAGGATCGAGTTATCCATATGGTGGTGCAGGTACTTATGCCTCTACAGTTTTCAGTATGAATAATACTGGTGGTGGAGGAGCACACGAAAACAGACCACCATTCTATGCTCTTTGCTATATTATGAAGACATAAATAACTAAAAATATAAACGATGTCAAGAATTAGAGCAAATACAATAACGAACCAGAATGCAAATGGTGCGCCTAATTTTCCTGATGGCATCACAGTAACTGGTATTGTTACTGCCACAACGATCAATTCAAACGTAACTGGTGATCTAACGGTCTCTGGAAATATTGGTGTTGGTGGTACATTAACATATGAAGACGTAACGAATGTAGATGCGATAGGAATAATTACAGCAAGAAGTGGAATAAAAATAGGAGCAACGGGTGCGAATACTTTAATATCTGGAAACTCAACTGGTATAGGTATTGGTGACGCATCTCCAACAAAACCTCTGACAGTTGGAACCACTACACCTGTAGTTTTACTAGATGATCAATCAAGTCGTACATTAGAAGTTCGTGGACCAAGCGCCTCTAATAGTGCAACTGTCTTGACAACTTCTAGTCACGATTTATTATTAGGAACAAATAATGCGGAAAGACTTCGCATAGGAACTGCAGGTCAATTAGGAATTGGTGGTGCAAACTATGGAACAGATGGTCAGGTATTGACAAGTAAAGGTGCTAGTGCCGCTATACAGTGGACAACTCTTGAAGGAGGTAAAGTAAGAAACTATAAGTATCAAGTAGATTCTGGTTACTCTGCTGCAAATTGGGGTAGTTTTACTCAAGTAGCATCATTTTCATACACTCCCCTTCAAAGTACTAGCAAAATAATAGTGATTGCATCATTGAACTTATTATGGGAGAGTAGTAATGTGCATACCGCTAGAATGAAATTTGGAAGTAACTCATATCAACAATTTGATAAAGTAGCAAAAGCTGCAAGTATAAGTGGTTGGCTTTCTGGTAATCCAACTGTAATTTTTGACTTAGGTACAGCTGGAAATACAAGTTCAAACGCAGTTATCTTGGAGCTGCAGGGTAGTGGTTCCCACACTTCATACTTTAACTATTCCAGTGGTGATTCCCAGTTCTTACTATTAGAAATGGCACCTGCTGGTTAATTTACTAATTTACAATTATGCAATACGATTTACCAAGAACACTAGAAATTTTAAAACCAGGAGCACAATGGGTTATTCAAGCTGCTAGTGCTGATGATGTTACCTATGCCAGTCTTGATTGGAAAGATGAAAGTCAAACCAAACCTACAGAAACAGAGTTAAACAATAAACTATCTGAACTTAATAATGCAGAACCACTCAGATTATTGAGAGTTGAGAGAGATAAAAGATTGACTGAATCTGATTGGGTAACTGCTAAACAAATAGATACGGGAGTAGCAGTATCTGATGCTTGGAAAACATATCGACAAGCACTTCGTGACTTACCAGCAAGTGCATCACCAAAGTTAGATTCTTTCTATGAATTAGATTTAACTTCTGTTACTTGGCCAACGAAACCATCATAAGTTAGAAACTTCCTAAATATAATTACCTACATCAGAACTTGCGTGATATTAGCAAGGAGATTATAGGGGAAGAGTTTTTACACCAAGATGGACGATATCCAAAAAGAACTTAAAGATGTGCAAAAGAAGATAGAAGATATTGAAAAAAAGCAAGAAATGTTAAAACGGATACAGGATTTGGAGCGCTTACGTGAGGAAAAGCAAGCAAAACGACCTACTGGACATTCTTATGAAAAGTGATATAATAGATAATAAAAACAAATCCACCATGATAAGGCAACTAATTACAGAGTTTCCTTTGTCTGATGTTCCTAAAGAAAGGACTGTCACAGAGGAGAAGATACGGAAGTACACCTATACCAAAGAGGAAGTGGATGTGCTTATTTCTAATGCTGTAAAGGAGGCAGTTGAAGAAGCAGTAAAGATTGATGAGGCATCAATGGCAAAGCATAATCGTGATGCAACTGTCATTAGTATGATACTTGGATTTACTACTCTTGCACTATTTGTAGATGGTTTACTTAGAATGTTGGGTATTATTCCACCATTCATGGAGATTGATATTAATATTTTAGATAAGATAGAAACTGATATTATTGATAAGATAAAACAAGTTCCTATTCAAAAATTATTCCAACGATAATGAACGACATTTCGGTTTTTATATATGTTATGGGTTTTGCCGCTGTATTTGGTATGACCTGTGTTTATATGTTTATGATGATGAGATCAACATTAAACTCTTTTGATAAGACACCAGTTAATTCTTATAGTGATGCAATGAGAGCATATAAAATGCCAGCACCACATCCAGAAATGGAGGGAATACAGTATGGAGAAGAGTTACTCGTTTTTAATCCAGAAGAAGATGATGACGATGAAGATGATGGTGATATTGTAGTCAGAGCTTGACAGAGGAAGGAGAACCTCTTATAATGCAGAGGTAAACCGATATAGAGTAATGACACTCACCTCTAAATTTAAGAAAGATATAAGCACTCTCCGTGCAGCTGCAAACAAAGAAATTTTCTTGGATGTTAAATATCCAAAGTTATTTAAGAAAGTAAAAAGATATTACGAAGGGTTACAATATATTGATTTAAAGGGTGAAGACCCTGACGCAGACTATAATGCTGTGATAGAATGTATTATAGAGGACTTAAACCAATGATTGAAGTATTATGCCAGAATGACCCATACAGGTATGTGAAGATGCCTGATCTACTTGAGAATGGTCAACCAGACTATCGTATTCAAAAGTGGAACAATCACAATGGATACAAGGATATGTACCTCTGCGACAACTTTATGCAGTTCAAAACTGCCATCGAGGACTTTGAGTACACAAAGTGGTTAGACCCTGCAGGAGTGCCTTGCTACGTTTGTGATAAATAAATCAGAACATTATAGTATAGTAAAATGTCACATTTTGGAGATTTATTATCTGGAAAGACTCTAAAAACTGAGGTTCCAAAAACATCTACTCCTGTAGTAGAGGAAGCACCTAGACCAGAAGAGGAAATTGCAGATGCATTTTCTGATGAGAAAGACTTTTCTGATATGTCAAAAGAAGAACTTGAAATTTATGGACGCACCATTGGGATTGAGTTGGATCGTAGACATAACAAATCAAAATTAATTAAAGAACTAGAGGATCACATTCAGTATATTGAGAGTGTATAACACTTAAAACAAAATAATGAGAAAGTTTGAATTTAGACCGTGGGGATGGTTTATTACTCTTGATGAGGGTAAGAACTATAAGGTGAAAAAGATTTATCTAAAACCAAATACTAAACTGTCATTACAGTATCATCATCATCGTGATGAACATTGGACAGTGGTGGAGGGTTCTGGTAAGGCAATTGTAAATAAAAACGTTTTTATTATGAATGATGGTGATGACATGTTTATTGCGAAGAAAGCAATCCATCGTATGGAAGCAAGTCCTGATGGTGTGACATTCATCGAGGTGCAGAGAGGAGAGTGTGATGAAGAAGATATTGTAAGACTACAAGATGATTATGGGAGAGTTGACAAACAACCCTAAATTTCTTATACTAAATATATTGATCGACTATTCATATAGGATATGAGAGAGTACAAAAAAACCGCACTTGTTCTTGGTGCAGGTGGATTTATTGGCAGTCATATGGTTAAAAGACTGCGTAAAGAAGGATATTGGGTAAGAGGTGTAGATCTAAAATACCCTGAGTTTTCTAGGACAGAAGCAAATGAATTTGTTTGTGGAGATCTTAGAGATGTTGAAATTGTCCGTAGAGTAATTCGTTTTGGTGGATACACTGGCAATTACTATGCACAAATTGTAGATAAGTTCTTAGAACCATTTGATGAAATCTATCAGTTTGCCGCTGATATGGGTGGTGCAGGATTTATTTTTACAGGTGAGAATGATGCAGACATCATGCATAACTCTGCTTCAATCAATCTAAATCTTTTAGAAGAACAAAAGAAGTTAAACAAAGATAAGAAAGTAAATCAAACAAAGATATTTTACAGTAGTTCTGCGTGTATGTACCCAGAACATAATCAACTAGACCCTAACAACCCTGATTGTCGTGAAACGTCCGCTTATCCTGCCAACCCTGATTCCGAATATGGATGGGAAAAACTCTTCAGTGAACGGTTATATCTCACTTATAATCGCAACTATGATATTCCTGTTAGGGTTGCTCGTTACCACAACATCTTCGGACCAGAAGGAACGTGGGATGGGGGAAGAGAAAAGGCTCCAGCAGCAATCTGTCGCAAAGTCGCTCAACTCTCGCCGCAAGGTGGAACCATCGAGGTGTGGGGAGATGGCTTACAAACTCGTTCCTTCCTGTTCATTGATGAATGCATCGAAGCAAC